AATGGTGTTGAACCGAAAGATGTCTTTGATTCAGAACAATTGCGTAACTGGCATCGGAATCGTGCATTGATTGATCTTGAGATGATTCCAGATGATATTCGAGATCAGATTCTTGAACAGTATAACGCACAAGAGAATCGTGATCGTAGTCACTTGTTCAACTATTTTATTGCAAACAAACTAAAAAACCTTACAGAAAAAATTGGAGAATTCTGAGATGAAGTTACCAGCGATTAGTACAATTCTAAAAGAAGCATCGGAGATTACAGGTCGAAAAGATCGTGTGGCATTTCTTCGTTCGCACCATCCAAACACACTTTTAAAAACACTTTTGAAATATAGATTTGATCCGAACATTCAATTCGCATTACCACCAGGCGAACCGCCTTTCAAAAAATGCGAAGCAATTGATAATGAAAATATGTTCTATAATGAAGCAAGACGCTTGTATTTGTTCATTGAAGGTGGTAATCCAGATTTGAATTCAGTTCGAAGAGAAACTTTGTTTTTTCAACTGTTGGAATCAATTGATCCAAAGGATGCGGAACTGTTGATTGCGATTAAGGATAAGAAGATGCCGTAATAGGGAAGCACGGAAAAGGTTGTAAGAGAAGCATTCCCCAACATTCTACCGGAAAAGGAAAAATGAGCAATACAAGAGTTAAAACGTTTTCACGTGATGAACAAAAATATAATGACTTCGGTCGTAAGTCGCCTGAAAAAAACCGTAACCATAAAAAAGTTCAAAATGCATTGAGATCAAATAACATCGATGATCTGATGGAATATGGTTATGACTGTGAATACTAAATTATATAAATAGGATTGATATGCCAACGTATAGTTTTCGCAATAAAGAGACAAACGAACAGTTTGATCTCACTCTCAAAATCTCACAACTTGATGAGTTCAAGGCAGATCATCCCCACCTCGAGCAAGTAATCATACCTCAACCTTTGATCAGTGGTACGGGTCAAAAACCCGACGGTGGGTTTCGTGATGTTCTTAAAAGTATTAAGAAAGCAAGTGGAAGAGGTGCTAATATAGAAACATTCTAAACTCACACAACAAAGGCCACTTATGTCACTCACTAAAAAGCAGAAAAGAAAGTTACGTAAGAATGGAACAATTGATGACAGACAACATATTCCAGAAAGAGGCTTGAAACTCAAAGAAATAAAACCAAAAACGTGGAGTCAACAACTAACTTTCGATGCTTATGATGATGATAAGCATATGCTTCTCCACGGAATGGCGGGTACAGGAAAAACGTTTATTTCATTGTATCTTGCATTTCAAGAACTGTTTTATGAAAACCGTGCTGAGTATAACAATGTAACAATTATTCGAAGTGTCGTTCCAACACGAGACATCGGATTTCTTCCAGGCAAAGAACAAGATAAGATCGGCGTGTATGAACTTCCGTATCAGGCAATTTGTAATGAACTGTTTGGTCGTGGTGACGCATACGACATTCTGAAACACAAAGAACTGGTCAATTTCCTTTGCACCTCTTTTGTGCGTGGCACAACTCTCAATGACAGTATTGTGATCGTAGATGAGATCAATAATATGAACTTTCACGAGATTGATTCAATCATTACACGTCTTGGTGAAAACTGTCGAGTGATTTTCTGTGGTGACTTTCGTCAGAGTGATTTGACTCGAAAAACTGAACGTGAAGGTATTCATCAATTTATGAAAGTGATTGATAAACTTTCAGACTTTGAACACGTTGAGTTTATTGCAGATGATATTGTGAGATCGACATTGGTAAAAGAGTACATTTTAGCGCGTGAAGAGATTGACCTTTGCGCTTGATAAATAATATAATAACCAAAGGAAAAAGTAAAATGAAAAATTTATTGTTTGTATTTTTTGTATCAATCTTTGCCGCGGGGTCTGTGAAAGCAAGTAATGATCTTGCTGGTCATTGGTATGATGCTGACCATATTGGACACGGTATTCAAATCGACCGCGACGGTGGGTTTGGTCATGCTATCACGTGGTATTTGTACCGCAAAGACAAGAGTTCAGCATTTCTAACATCGGGTCAAACTTGTGAAGAGTTTCCTTGCATTGTAACATTACACGAACCATCTGCTCGATTCCTAGATGGCGATGTGGAGTTAGGTGATCCAGTGGGCAGTGTAGAACTTACGCCGCAAGAAGACGGCACACTAGAAGCAGATTATGATTTGCGTTTGTTTCTGGGTGAAGAATGCAAGAATATCACACCGGGGGGATTGATTTTTCGACAGTGTGTTGGGAAATTTGATATGGTCAAATTATCTGACTAACATAAAGGTTTTATATTATGAATTTTGTGCATGAGTTATTTGAACCAAAAACTCTGAAAAGAGTAAGCGAAAACGGAAAGAGGCTGTATGTTACTGAAGAAGGTCAATACTATCCTTCGGTGACTACAGCCCTTTCTTATTTGAGTCGAAAAGGCATTCAAAAGTGGAAAGATCGAGTTGGTCATGACGTCGCCAACAAGATTGGTAGTGAAGCTGCAAGGGCTGGAACTGCCGTTCATAATGTTGCAGAAAAGTACGTATTGAATGATCCTACTTGGAAAGATGCAATGCCTATTCCTGTTGAAAAATTCAAAACCATTCAACCTTATCTCGATGAAAATGTCAATAAGATTTATGGTGTTGAATTACAGATGTATTCTGATCAGCTCAAGACTGCTGGAACTGCTGATTTGATTTGCGAATATAACGGCGTTCCCACTGTTCTTGATTTCAAGACATCGCGTCGACCTAAGACAAAAGATCAGATTCTCAATTACTTTATGCAAGGCACTGCATATTCGATTATGGTCAAAGAACATTATGGAATGGACATTGAACAAATTGTCATTTTGATGGCTGTTAATGATGATTCACCATTAGTGTTCATTGAACAAGTTTCTAATTATGAGCCAATGGTTCGTAAGTACTTTCAGTTATATACTGAGGGACGTCTTCTCTAATTCACTCTAAGAGGCTTTTGTCTCTATCAGGTGGTTTACTACAGGTGCTTTAATTAAACCTCTTAGAATCAATCTGAGAGGACCTGTGTAAGTCATTGATTTTCCTACCTTTTTCCTTAAATCCCAGCTAGCTTGCAAGTCATTGATTTCATTGACTTTTTCGACTGTGGATAAAAATTGACCAACTTTTTATGAAAAAAATTTTTAAGTCATTGATTTTATTGAGGATAAAAATTGTACTTTTTTTATGATTTATTTTATAATGGTTACATCAAATAGGAAAACATATATTGGTTGAGGAGAAAAAAATGAACGAATTTGATTTTGAAACTTATGTTCTTCAGTTTTACGGTAAAGGCGGAACTTATGACTACGGCTTTCTCCGTCAAGATATTCGAAAAGCACTGAAGATTCGGATGAAAAAGTTTCCAGAGATTGAGTTCGGTGGTGATAGTTTTGATCGAGAGTTGGTTCGAGATATTGTACTAAAGAGTCGTGGGGTTGAAGACCTTGAGTATAACGTGTAAGGAGAAGATCAGGAGGCAACGTGATAGAAGGTAAAAACTCATTCTGTGGACCAGCAGCTTTAGCTCTTTTGCTCAAGACAGATCCTGATGTTGCAGCGAAAGCGATTCGGATGGTGTCAAAGCAATATGCAGTCAAAGGTGCGTACACATCTCATGTACTCAAAGTGATTCACAAGTACAGAGGTATTTGCGTTAAAAACAGAAATGTACAGGGTATGCCTCAATGGAAAGCAGCGAAAGGCTCACCACTAACTCTTGTCACAACTGAGCTCAACTGTGGTGAATGGCACTTCATGCTAATGCATCGTGGTAAGTTATTTGACAATCATACGAAAAAATGGATGAAAGCAACCAAGCATCCAAATCGTAATGGTAAAATTATTGAGGCTCACGCCATTCATACAAAACCAAGATTACTAAAACGCGACGTTGAAAAGATTATCAACGCGTGGGTACCAAGACAATATTGTTAAGGAGAATATTATGTTAGAACAGTATAGTAAAATTTTATTTGAAAACGGTTGGTCTATTCGGCCTTG